ACCAGGCTTTTATGGCCTGAACACGCAAGACTCGCCTCTTGATTTAGCGGCTGGTTTTGCTTTGGTTGCAACTAATTGTGTGATTGACAGATATGGACGAGTTGGCTCACGCAAAGGTTGGACAAAACTTAACTCTTCTACTGGCAACTTAGGCTCAAATGATCCAAAAGTTATTCATGAGTTAGTGCAGACTGATGGAACATTGACTGTTCTGTTTGCAGGAAATGATAAGCTATTTAAGTTAGGCACTGCTAATGCGGTCACAGAATTGACCTATGGGGGTGGTGGTACTGCTCCTACGATTAGTGCAAGCAATTGGTCTTGTGCTTCTTTAAATGGAATTACTTATTTCTTCCAAGAAGGTCACGATCCATTGATTTATGACCCTGCTGTAAGTACTACAACTTATCGAAGAGTGAGTGAAAAAACAGGTTACTTAGGAACGGTTCCTTCTGGAAACATTGTTCTATCTGCTTATGGTCGTTTGTGGGTTGCAGATACTACTACTAATAACACGACTGTTTACTTCTCTGATTTGCTTGCTGGTCATGTATGGACAACTGGTACTGCAGGATCATTGAATACCAATCTTGTTTGGCCTAATGGTGCAGACAATATCACTGGTTTGGCAGCGCACAATAACTTCTTGATTATCTTTGGTCAACGACAGATTCTTGTTTATGCGGGTGCAACTTCTCCTGCAACGATTACTTTGTCTGACTCGGTAGCCAACATTGGATGTATTGCTAGAGACTCTATTCAAAGCACTGGTAAAGATGTTTTGTTCTTGTCTAACTCAGGTGTTAGATCATTTGCTAGAACCATCATTGAGAAGTCTGTTCCTATTGGTGACTTGTCTAAGAATGTTCGTAGTGATCTGATGGCATCTGTTTCTGCAGAGACAGCATCAAATATCAAGTCTGTTTACTCAGAGACCGAAGCTTTTTACCTGCTTGTTTTGCCATCTTCTGCAACAGTTTACTGCTTTGATACTCGCGGTCAATTGCAAGACAACTCTTACAGAGTAACGACATGGGACTCTATTGCTCCTACTGCATTGTTTGCTAGAAGAAATGGTGATGTATTGCTTGGCAAAACTGGCTACATTGCTAAATATTCTGGTTATTTAGATGACACCAGTAGCTACAGGCTTCAGTACTACACAAACCATGCAGACTTGGGTAATGCTAACGTTACCTCTCTGTTGAAGAGAATCAAGGTTGTTGTGATTGGTGGTTCTAATCAGTATGTCACCATCAAATGGGGCTTTGATTTCAGCACGAACTATCTGTCTGCAAATGCCAATATTCCTACTCAAGGAGTGTCTGAGTATGGTGTTGCTGAATATGGCTCAAATGGTGTTCCTGTTGCTCAATACTCTAATGGTGTTGCCATACAGACATTGAGTGCTTCTGCATCTGGTAGCGGTAAAATCGTGCAAACAGGATACGAGTCAAATATTAATGGAAATGCGTTATCTATTCAGCGCATTGAAATCCAATCTAAAGATGGGAAAACAGTATGAGCAATTACACACAAAGCACTAACTTTGCGACGAAAGATACGCTTAGTTCTGGTGATCCTCTTAAGATCGTTAAAGGTACTGAGATCAACACAGAGTTTGTCAATATCTCTACTGCTATTGCGACTAAGGCTGACTTAGCATCCCCTACGTTTACTGGTACACCAGCTGCTCCAACAGCATCTAGTGGAACAAGCACCACTCAATTGGCGACTACAGCTTTTGTTGCTGCGGCAGTAACGGCTTCTTTGGCGGCTGCTTATCCTGTTGGCACTATTTACACTGCTGTTGTTTCAACTAATCCAGGCACATTGCTTGGTTTTGGTACTTGGACAGCTTTTGGCACAGGACGTGTCCTTGTTGGTATTGATACCAGTGATGCTGGACTTGCTACTGCTGAACAAACAGGTGGTAGTAAAAATGCCATCAATGTTAGTCACACCCACACAGCAACTTCAACAGTTACCGATCCTACACACAGTCACGCAGCATCTTCTGGAAATTTCCTTACAGAAACAGGATCTGGCTCTTATGCCTATGGCGGTACTGGCGCTAACATAAGTGTTGTCACCAATACTGCAACTGCATCTACTGGAATTACTGTTGCAACCACCAACTCAACAGAAGGTTCTTCTGGCACAAATGCCAATATGCAACCCTATATCGTTGTTTATATGTGGAAGCGTACAGCATGATTACTCACCACTTCAGCGATGGTTTGTATGCCAAAGAAACTGCATTTGCAGAGGGTACAGCTATCCTGAAGCACACACATGACTTTAGCCATTTGTCTATTCTTGCAAAAGGTAAAGTAGCAGTGATGAAAGGTGAATCTGTTGAGATTATTGAAGCGCCAGCTTGTATAGAAATTAAAGCGGGTTTAACACATGGAGTTAAGGCGTTAACTGATTGTGTTTGGTTTTGTATTCATGCCACTGACGAGAAAGACCCGTCCAAAGTGGATAATATTTTGATTGGAGTTTAATATGCCTTGGATTGCAGCAGGTGCATCTCTTGTTGGTGGTTTATTTGGTGGAAGTTCTGCTAAAAAAGCCGCACAGACATCAGCAGATGCTCAAGTTCGAGCCGCTCAGATTGCCGCTGATGAAGCTCGTTTTCGTCCAGTAGGAGTCACTACTCGTTTTGGTTCATCGCAGTTTCAGACTGATCCAACAACTGGTCGTGTAACTGGTGCTGGCTATACGCTAAGTCCTGAACTCAAGGCTATGCAAGACCGATTCTTGGGTCTAGCAGGTCAAGGCTTGACTCAAGCAGAAGGCGCTCAACAACAGTATGCTCCTTTGGGTACTGCGGCTCAAGGTTTGTTTAGCCTTGGTCAACAATACATAGCCAAGTCTCCTGAAGAGGCGGCACAGCAGTACATGGCAAAGCAACAAGATTTGTTAGCACCTAGCCGTGAACGTCAGATGTCACAACTGCAAAACCAATTGTTCCAAACAGGTCGTGGTGGCTTGTCTGTTGGTGCTACTAGCGCTCGTCCAAGTGGTGCTGCAGGTCTTGGCGCTGCCAGTCCTGAGATGGAAGCCTATTACAACGCTATTGCTCAACAAGATGCAGGTTTGGCGGCTCAAGCTATGCAAGCAGGTCAACAGCAAACTGCTTTTGGTGCAGGTTTGTTTGGCACTGGTGGCAACTTGTTGACTCAGGGCTATCAAGGTCAGGCTGGCGCTCTTGCTCCATACCAAGCATATATGTCTGGTGCTACAGGACTTGAATCTCTTGGTCAGCAGCCTTTTGAGATGGGTTCTGCTTTGGGTGGTCGTGTTGCCAATCCAACTGGCGCTAATGCTTTGTTCCAAGGTGGCATGGGAGCTGCTGGAACAATGTATGGTGCAAACGCATACAACCCATTTGCTACTGCTTTGACAGGTTTCTCAAGAAGTCCTGCGTTAGTAAACTCTGCTGCTAACTGGTTTAGCGGTGGTCGTGGAAGTAACGACATCACTGGTTATGGAATGTATGATGGCGCTGTTCAAGGTGGCGCTTTTGGTAGCTTTTAAGGAGTAAAAAATGGCAGATATTGTCTCATCTCTGTTCGGAATTACTCCCGAATCGTATCAGCAAAACCAACAGGCAATGGCTGATGCACAAGCGTTACAGTACGCAAAGTTGTCACCTTTTGAACAAGCAAACTATGCAGTTGGTCGTGGTGCAACAATGCTTGGTAATGCTGTTGGTGGTGCATTGGGTGGTCAAGACCCTGAGCTGGCTCGTATCAGTGCTAGACAACAGATTGCTAAACAGATTAACTATTCTGACCCTAAGTCTATTACCAAAGGTGTTGAGATGTTGTCTCAAATTGGTGATGTGCAGGGTGCAATGATGTTGGCAGATCGTGCTAGAGGATTGCAAGAGTCTGCTTCTAAGATTGCTTTACAGAATGCTCAGTTATACAAAGCACTTCAACCACCAAAACTTACAGGTGATGAGCGCTATATTGCTGATTTGCGTACTGTTGAAAACAAGATTGCTGGTGGCGAAACTCCAACTGAAACAGAAATTTCAAACGCTAATATGGCAGGACAGATGTTATCTAAGCCTCGTAGTTTCTTTGATCAGGCAAGTGGTCAGACAGTTACTATTCCTGCAACTGACCCATCCAAAGCATTTCCAAAAACATATAAGTTAATTGGTGCTGAACAAGAGGCTGGTGGTACAACAACTCCTAAACCTACTGTACAACAAGCAACTGCTGGAAATCTTCCTGCTGGTTCACAAAAAGACATTGCAGAAATTGATGCAAGTCTTGAAAAGATTGCAAATTCAACACAGTTGGAAGCACTTTCTAAATCTCTAAAAACTGGTGATGTTAAATTCAATGCCGCATCTAATGCATTTGATTTTCTTGGTGCTGTAGTGCCTCCTGTTTTTGGAGGACAAGAAGTTGGCAATCAGGTTAAAAAAGATGAATTTACAAGAGCTATCACCGAGCGTGTTAACTTTGTTTTGAATTCAGCAAAAGGTGTACAAGCTAAAGATGATGCACAACGAGCAAAAGATCAAATTGCTTCACCATCAACTTTCTATAGTTCTGCAAGAATGCAAGGTGCTATTGATAGTTTGATAAAAGCAGAAAATAGTTTAAAACAAGAATTGTTGGCTAAGAAAACTGCTTTGCAATCACAAGGAAGAACAGAGGCTCCAGGCGTTCCTTCTGCTAAACCATCTGTAACACAACCATCTGCAACACAGCCAACTGAAGCTAAACCTAGTCCAAAGCCAACTCAAAACGCCACTCAGATGACTAGAGAGCAAAAAATTGATGCTGTCATTCGGTTCAATGCAAACAAGGGCGTTACAGTAAGTCCTCAACAAGCAGAAAAAGCACTTCGTGATGCTGGTAAACTTTAAGGAATCATCATGGCTGACAATCGTCCTAATACGCGACAAGAAGCATACGATGCCATTGTTAGACAACTTAATTTTGCTAAAGATCGTCTAAACGCTGCCATTAAAAGTGGTGAAGTTCAGAATGATTCACGAGCAATTTTGAATAGTAAATATGCGAAAGAAATTGACAGACTTCAATCTCAATTGCGTTCTACTGGTTTTATTGGTGAACTAGGTTCTGGTATTGCATCTGCTGCCACAGGTCTGTTAACAGGCATTCCTGATCTTGCAATCAGTGGTTACAACTTATATCAAGAAAAACGTTCTCCAACATTGTCAGAACTTGTTGGTGGTAAAAAAGGTTTGTTTGGTGAAGAGGCTGGAAAACTTCCAACATTGCGTGAACGAACCTTAGAGTTTGCTGGCATTGCTCCTGAAGCGACATCTCAAGAAGGTGCTTTTACTCAATCAGCGCCTGATATTGCTGTTGGTCTTGTTGGTTTGGCACAACTTACAAAGTATGGTTGGAATGCGTTCAAAGATAGAAAATTAGCCTCTAAAGCTGATGAACTATTGGGAGAGTTAAATCCTTCTGAGCGCAATATGTTCCAGAACTATATGGTTCGTGGTCAAGGATCATCTTCTCCTGAAGTTGCCGCCATGATTGAGAAAGTTCGTACAAATCCAAAGTACTCAGAATTGTTCTCTGCGATGGAGCAAGAAGCTGCTAAACAGGCTCTCAAAGGAATTCGTCCAAAAGCTTCTACACAAACACCTGAAGAGGTTGCTACTGGTATTGCTAAAAGCATTCAAGACAAACTTAATGCTGTTAAAGAATCACGCAGAACTGCTGGAAATGAAGCGTTTGACAAAGCATTCCAACAAGCTGGTGATGTTCCATTTGTTGAAACAACAAATACTCGTGCGGTAATTGATAAACTTCGTGGTCAATATCAAGACAACGATGGTGTTCTTGCATATCTGAACAAGTTAGAAAATAAGTTAGTTCAGTCTTTTGAAGTTCCTAAGTTTGGTGGAACTAATGTGCAAACAACTAGAACCGAGACTATATTGGATGCGGCTGGTATGCCTCGTCAGGTTGATGTTCCTACATCTTTTGAAATACCAGGCGGTGGTGGCATTAGAATCACAAAGTCACCAGACAAACTTACTGTTCAAAGATTCCAAGGTCTTTTGCATGAGTTTGGCAAGAAAGCAGAAGGCGGAGATTCTGTTGTAACAGGACTTGCTTTAGATGACATGAAACGTGTCAATTCAGCTTTATTTGGTGGATTAACAAAAGACTTGGTAAACACAAGCAAAGTTGCTGAAGAAGTTGGTCAAAAGAAGGCTGCTGGATACCTTATTCAAGCACGAGATCAATATAAAAAAGCTTCCGATGAATACGATGCTTTGATTGCACAAGGTGTTCCTAAGTTTTTGCAAGGAAAGTCTTTCAATGAAATCACATTTGAAGACTTAAGCAAAGCATACCAACAGACAAATCCTGCTCAACGTCAACAATTTAGAGAATGGGTTGGTGAAAATCGTGCTGAGTCTTTAAAAGCAATTGATAAGAATGTATTTGATAACTTCTTAAAAGATACTTACAAGAAACAGCCTGATGGTACTTTTACTTATGATTTGGGTTCTATTTCTGACAAGTGGAATACCATCAAAGCAACTGATGCTAACTTAGCAGGTCAGATTACTGATGCACTTGGTACTAACGCAACTGAATTCTCTAAGAGAATGAAAGATGCTGCTGTATTTACACGCAAAATCAAGATTGGGTCTACTTCAGCAGGTGAAGATATTGTTGGAGGCGGTCTTGCAAGGGACATTGAAGCTCTTGCAGGTACTTTTGGAGGCTATCAGGTTGGTAAGGCTACTCGCTTAACAACTGATGCTGTAAACGCTATTTTCAAAGATAGAGGTTTGACAGAGCAACAATTGATGACTGTTTTGTTATCAAATGAAGGTAAGAAGTTTTTGCAGAATGCGGCTATTTCTCCACAAAGTAAAAACACTTTGCAATCATTGCTTGATTTAGATAAAGTAAATCCAGTAATGGCTCTTTCTGCTACGGCTACAGGATTGCCAACAGGACAGACAGCAGAGCAAGTTCAAGAGCCTCAAATTGAATTGCCACCTAATTTTGAGTTGCCACCAGAATTGTTGGAAATGCCATCTGCTCAAACCATAGAACTTCCACCAGATTTGCAAGCCACCATTTCTCCTCCAATGCCGACATCTGAAGATGATCGACAGAAGTATCGTCAAGATATTTGGAATCAAGAGATGCGTGATTTGACAGCTTTGTCAATGAGACAACAGGCTATGGGTGATGAGGCTGGTGTTAATAGAACAACTCGTGATTTGAACTCTTTGCTGTTAGAAGCACAGAGAGCTAAAGTTCCCTTAACAATGCAATGAAAGAATGGGCTGAAGCAATTGTTGCAACAGCCTTTCTTCTTTGTTTTGTAATTTTTTGTAGTTATATTGTTGTTTGGGCATTTCCGTGATCGCCTTTCTCTTGGCGGCAACCATAGAGTACCGATGTATTAAATGGACTTGGACTGGCGATGTTTTTAATCGCAAAGTTGTCTGTCTCAAGTGGGAGAGAAAGAAATGATTTTAGATCCATTAAGCGCATTGGATGGTCTACAAAAAGCCATCACGATGGTCAAGAAGGCTAGTAAAGTAGCCAACGACATAGGCGGTCTTGCTCCAGTGATTGGCAAGATGTTTGATGCCAAGAGTGCGGCATCTAAGGCAATGGTTGAGGCTAAACGATCTGGTGGCTCAAATATGGGTCAGGCTTTACAGATTGAGATGGCTTTAGAGCAAGCTAGAGCGTTTGAAGCGGAACTTCAAATGTTGTTCATGCAATCAGGAAAAATTGATGTATGGAACAAGATCAAAGAGAGAGCGCAGTTGATGGACATTGAGGATGCCCATGCTGCTAGACAAGCTAAAGCTGATGCTAAGAAGAAGAAAGAAGAGCAACAAGAACAGATGGCATTGGTTGCCGGAGTATTCATTCTGATACTTTTGTTACTTGGTGGAATTATTGCTATACAAGAATTTCAGGAGTATTGCCTTAAAGCAAGGTGTGGTCGGTGAATGAGTACCAGAAGCAATTTAACCTGTTCTGCAAAGTGTTCTGTTATGGATGCGCTGCCTGGTGGTTTCTTGGCTTCTTAAAGTTTTTGCCTG